TAGCAACCCTAAAAATATAGATAATGTTTACGGCCAATCATTCTTGATAGGTTATTTAGCTGAAATGGATGATCCTAAAAATGCAGAAAAAACAGTAGACGAATTAAAACAAATTGTAGCCAAAAACATGGCTAAAGATATTAACTATTATGCTAAAAACGGAATGTTTGCTGTTAAAGGCATTGGATTAGAAACATCTAAAGAACCCAAAGCACCAACCGGCAAATACAAGTCTAGTGGATACGGTGATTTAAAAGAAAACAAACTAGGTATTCAAAACACTTACAACCAAGAAATTGATTGGATTAAATATGAAGTGGATTATGTTCCTGATGATGAAGAAGTATATAAAAAATGGCCGGAACCATATAGATCAAGAGCATTAAAAGCTTTAGAATATAGAAAAAAGAATTTTAATACTATGAGTAAGGAAAAATTGGATTCTCTAAAGGAATCTAAACTTCGCTCATTAGTTCGCAATTTAATAAAAGAAGAATTAAACTAAATGAGACAAGTACTCATAGAAACAATCCCGTTTAGCATATCTCCTGTTCAATTAACAGAAGGTATGAGAGCCCCATCAGGTAACCCTATGGTAGAAGGGATATTAGCTACAGCCGAAGTAAAAAACGGAAACGGCAGATACTATTCAAAGGATTTATGGGAACGTGAAATAGATAAATACCAAGAAATTGTTAAACAAAATAGAGCAACCGGTGAACTTGATCACCCCGAATCTTCAATCATAAACCTAAAAAATGTATCCCACATCATTCGAGAATTATGGTGGGATGGTGATAAAGTATTAGGTAAAATAGAAATTCTTCCAACAACTTCCGGCAATATTCTTAAAGCTTTAATTGAAAATAATGTTATGGTGGGAGTTTCGAGTAGAGGAATGGGCTCGCTAAAGCAGATGGGGGAAACGTTGGAGGTGCAAGACGATTTCGAGTTGCTCTGTTTCGATTTTGTAAGTACTCCTTCAAATCCCGGCTCATACATGCATCTGATTAAAGAAGGCAAAGAAAACACCATCAACCCTTACTCCAAAGTAAACAACATCCTCACAGATATCCTCTGCGCTAACGGAACCTGTCCTCTTTTTTAACCCAACATAATTTTTCAAAATTTTTATTATATTTATAATAAAATAAATTATGATAAAATTTTGTCCTACTTGTAATCAAGAAAAAAAATTAAACGATTTTAACAAAAACAAAACTCGTAAAGATGGGTTGCAACGTGAATGTAGAGATTGTTGCCATAATCATCATAGCAAACATTATAAAACTAAAAAATCACCTCGTTTAAAAGAAAATTTAAAAGAAGGATACAAAATATGTACTT